TGAGAACTCAATAGAACCTTTGTTTAGAGACTTACATCCAGGTTGTAGAAAGAAAGGTAGGTTCTCGAGCATAAGGGTAATACGAGAAAGCATTTCCCTCGCCGTAGCACCTTTGTTGGCAAGTATCGCGATAGTCTTTTCTGGGTTGAATAATGCGTACCATAATAGATAGGCAACGGAAGAAATAGACTTACCTGACTGTCTACAAGCTAGAACAATTGAAAACCTATTATCTTCAAAATGCTTGAACATATCTTTCTGATACGGATATAGGTTAAAAGGCACTAGACCCCTATCGAGGTTTACCACCTTTAGATAGTTCTCGGCGAAGTAAGAAGCGTCGTTCATACACTTGGCATATTCACGAACTTCGTCAGCAGTCCATTCCTGTTCTATCCCGTCGCGCTTGACATTCGGATTGCCGAGATAGCCGAGATCGCTATTCTTTATCTTCTGCATCTGCGGCAATCACCTTTTCGTCTTTCTTACTATGGAGCATCTTTTGAAGATCGGTAGCAGAACCAACGAATACATTATTTTGAGTTAGTTGAGGAGTAGATTGCATTTGATCAGGTACGGCAAGAACGTCCTTTTTCTTTTTCTGTAGGTCCATTAACCTATCCGCAATCTCGGCATTCTGTTTCATCATAGTAGATAAAACTTCAAATGCCCTTGGGTGTTCACTTTCCCTCGCAAGATCAAGCATCATTTCAATCGCTTCCTCACCCTTCTCTACTAGATTGTAATAATTAGCTCTAGCAAAATCATAATCGTCATCGATATGTTCATTGTCACTCATTTAATTCACCGTATAAGAATCTACCGTAACTTGATCCGAAGATACAAGACCAGTAACAGTTTCTCCAATTTGATAATATCCGTCGAGGTTATCGACTGTTATAGTTAGCGTTTGATTAACGGAATCAAAAGATTTCGATGATATGGTACCGCCAACTCCAGAATCTTCCCCGACTATAAATTCGCCAAGGGTTAATACTTCTTCGGTCGAATCAATTACCATAGTAATACTACTATTTGGAGAAACGAAATTGAAGTCTGTAGTAATCGTATGCGGTTCGTCCTCATTAGATTCGAATGGTTCTACTTTAGACACAATATTCTCTAGAGACCTTTCTTGATCTTGTAGTATATGTACGTGCGCCAATTTAATTACTGGGCGAGATCCAGGTTTACCATAGAAACGAGTCTTTAATGTAAAGTCTAGAGTATATATTAGAACTCTTCGACTTTCTAGGTCACCTTCATAGTCATCTTGAATAGAAACAGAGTTAAGTGTAACTGGAATATCGACTGGGTTAACCCCTTCGACCAAGTTAGCTGCTACTGTATATGTCGGGGGAAATAACGGTAGTATTTGCTCTAATATTTGTAGACCATCGTCTTGGTTCTTAACAAGTATATTAAGTTGCATTCCAACGTTATAGTTTACAAAGTTAACAGTTTCTCTAGAACCATCGCCTTCTGATATAGTAACTGTATTAAACTTATTACCAATAGTTTCAGAGTCGTAGTCTATAGAAGTAATCTCAAAAGACATCCTTGGTAGTTTAATAGCAATCCTATTGTTTTCTAACGAAGGCTGTTCGTCTATACGGGAAAGGAACTTTTGCTTCGGTCCATAGGCAAGTGGAACTTTATTGACTGAACCCTCGCCTGAGTTATGTTTCTTGATAATGTTAATATCATTAAACAAAGTTCCAAATACTGCTACTGTCTTTCTAAGTATAGCGTTATAGTGATGTCCACCAAACATAATTAATCTCCGTTAGGTTCGCCGAATGGGTTGCTTTCTGAGAAGTCCAGAATAGTATCCGCCATCGATTCAATATTGGTATTTTGAGCAAACGGATCATACACGCTACTCCCGTCGTTACCTTCGTCTACGTTTATGTTAGTGATTTCTCCAGTAATTCCAGATTCGAATTCTATTTCGCCTTCTGTGAACTCGGCATAAGTGGCGTCCGAAGTGAATATATTGACTACAGCAATCTCAGCAATCGTATTAGAACGTTTTTCTACGGAAACTACTTCAGCCGAAATACTAACACCAGAAGGTAGATCCTGTTGTATACGGTCGCCCAATTGTATTAGGTTCGAAGAAAGGTTGCCGATTACTAATACATTCTGATAATCTAACGCATCTAATCTATCTATCTCAGCCACGCCAGTACTAAACATCTCTTCTGACATTTCGAATGAAGAGCATTGTAACTTATATGTAGGCAAGTTTTGTAAGTGGTAAAATGGTTGTTCGTGTTCGACTTTATCTATTTGAAAGAACGCATTAGATAAAGGTAAGAATATCACGTCGCCTTCTACTGGTCGATCGGGAGCATCTTCCGGATTCCATAGACCGATAACTTTACGCCAGCGACGTTTGGCTACAATAAAGGTTGCTGTATCGCGAATCTCTAAGCCAAACTTTGACATAAGGTCGCCATCCCCACCAAACCCTTCGGTGTTTTCTATATACATCTCAATAGTATACGCATCGTCAAATTGAGATTCTACTGATTCATTCAGAATATAGTCGCGTTGTAATACGGTACGTGGAAGATAATACGTATCTTGTCCGTACATTTTGAGAGACTCAATAATCAAGTCTTCATATAGGTCTTGTTCCGTACCTACTTTTGATGAGAAATATACATTAGTGGCCATTACTTACCCCATAAAGAAATTAACAGGCAGTTCGTGAGATAAACGCATCTCTTCTTCAATACGCTGTATTTCTTCATTCGCTTCGTCAAACATTTGTTGCCCATTAATAGTAACTCCTCCAGGAAGNGTCATACCGTCGAACTTCTTAATGTTAATTGCCCATTGACGTTTGATAAGGGCAGTAGAGTATTTCTTAAGATACATATCGTTATATACTTTAGGAAATGAATCTGGGTCGATAATAGAATGAGCTTTAACCACGATAACGCTACCGACGATTAAATCTTCTTTATCTATTTGAAGGTATAGTCTATTTTCATGACGTTCGAATTGAGAGAATTCCGTAAGACCAGAACCTATCTTCATATCATACATAGCAAGGTTTTGTTGAACCTGCTCATAGTATGCTAGGTTGCCTAGATTACCAAGGTGATACACATCATTTAAGTGTAATTGGTAATTGACATCAAACATATTTACTGAGCTGTTTTCAGAAGATAGTGGTAAGATTCGTTCTACAAACAATATCTGATCTGATAACGGTAAGTACATGTTATCAATATCGTCTTGTGTTATAGTGTGTACATAGAATACACGTTTAGTTGCTTCGTAATTATACTCTTGATAGAATTGAAGTGCTTCTTCGATCCTATCGTTGAGTTGGTCTGGGTCAACATTGACCTCGATGACTGGCTCGCCCAACGAGCGTAGGCAGTAATCAATCAGTTCTTGTCTTGTACTTGGGATAGCCATAAAAATAGTCCTACAGATTAAGTTTCTATAGGACTATTTATATCTTTCTTATTCTGGCTTAGATGGCCAAGTAACGTCCCATGGGAACCCTTCTTGCTCTGTAACGTCTCTCAACTCTTGACGATAAGTCGCCCAAGCTTCTTGATCTACAGGTACATCAGGGATTTGAGTCCAATCGCATTTCTTTAGCGCTTCGTCTCTTTTTGCCCTAATTAGGTTCGCACGATTCTCGTCAGGGATATCGATTACATCCCATTGAGATTCATACTGACCAGTTTCTTCATTTAATAGAACAACTTTCGATTTAGCAAGAACTTGTCTGCTACTGATTTCCGGTTGTTCTGCCTCAACGATACGAGCTAAACCAAATTCTACCAAAGTATCGTCTGAAACGTTTTGAGAAATAGAAACATTATTATCCTTTCCCCATTTCTTAATAGGTACGACCACGTCGTCTTTTATTACATAAACTAGCATTTTAAATCCTCTTATTATAATTCTTCGTAAATCTCGAATGCCGATATAGTACCCGTATCGACACCGCCAGAATACGGCACAAAGTTAAATGGGGCAGATACAAATAGTATATTAGGGTCTCCAGTATAACCGTCTGTTATATGTAGGTTGTTACCGAACGCATCAGGTAGTCCTGGGTCTCCCGCTTCTGGATCTACAAATCCTTCTTGATCTACGTATACGTTATTCTGAATGATATATTCTGAAGGTATATACCCCTTTGGTTCGTGCGTGACTTCGTCGTGATCGATCTTATATAAGAACACAGTACCTTCGTCCCCCGATGCTGAGTCGCCAATCGCAAACTTCGAAGAACCAGCTGCGATAGAAACTCCAAAATTGAGACTCGCTCCTTCGGGTCTTGGTATAGTACCCACTAGAACTGGAGCCGACGTGTCGTTTCTGACATCATACATAAACACTTCACTATCCCCAGAGAGAAACATAGTGGTTGTTTCCCCAGAGTTTGATGGCCAATAGTTCATAAGTTCTGCCGACGGGCTGTAGTAGTTAAAATCAGCGTTAAACCCGAACGACCCAAACCCTTCTGGGTGCGTGATAACCCTATTCTGAAGAGTTTGACCGTCGTAGAGAAAGCCAGAAGAAAACGAATAATACCTACCAGAATTAGCAGTAAAGGCAGAAAACCCCCTAGATCCATCAGGAGATATAACTACATTATAACCTTGCTGGTTCCCAGAGTCGAATCTAACATAAGTCATATTCCCCGTGTACGACATTTTGAATAAAAAAGTACCGCCAGAATTACCATTAAATCCAGGAGCTCCGACCATCAAGGCTCCGTTTTTCGAGCTACAAGCCACCGAATAGCCGAATTGTGCATCCAATTCCATGTAAGACGGGAACGAAAACGAGGATGCGTCTATGGTATCTTGTAACGCCCAAGTCGTGCCACTGGTTCTTACATACGTATACACTGCCCCGAACTTCTGACTAAACGTCGAATCATATACGCCAGGAGCGCCAACAACTATATTATCATGCTCATCTATATCTACAGAATACCCGAATAATGCTCCGCCCTCGCTTGATGGGTAGTTTTCGTCGATAGGGAAATATAGTTCCGTTAAAAACACTGTACTTCCTTGGTAGTTTCCATAAATTGAGACTGTACCCATATTAGTCCTATTGAAACCGTCGCCGTCCCTATTTGGCATACCCACAACAAGATAATTGTCGTTAGAAGCAACTCCATAAGAACCAAAATACTGTGATTCCATAGCAAATCTTCGGTCGTCGAAATACGCATTAGTAGTAATTGGTGTACCACCGTTCCATTCAACTTTCCTGAATAACCCAAAGTCATCAGTATTACCAACAGAAGGGTTGTAATCCGAGCGAGGATCCCCAACGTATGCAGTTAAGGTAGAAGTATTCGGAGTCGCTGCGATCGAATACGCCCACCATTCTGGAAAATCGTTAGGGTCGGGATTAACGATGGCAACTCGGAAGATTAGGTTCGATAGAGATATAGCAGATACCGCACCGCCGTTATCTCGAGAACCTACCCATATCCAACCATTACCGATAAGGTCGATACTACGACCGAACCGATCGTTGACATTTACGTTATTAGGCTCAATAAATTGATACGAACTGCCCGTAATAAATTCATTGAGAACTATTCTGCCATCACCGCCATTATAGTCCGGATCGCTCACTGCGACTATACCATCATAGGTCATATTCCCTACATCATGAGTACCTTCTAATATCCTTATATCACCAATACCAACATTAAAATCAGAACCGATACCAGAGTTAAGAGTCTTGAAGGGCGAGGTGCCCGATCTAGTATAAACCCAAGATTGACCGGAAGGAGAAGCAACCGCCACATAATTGTTAGAAGCTGCTATTCTAAGTCCAAACCCAGAAGTTGTACTAGATTTGGTTTGAATTTGTGTCCAAGAGGTGTCCGAAAGTCTAGAGTACGTAAGGATATACTTATTAGTCCCTTGGTCAACAGATATGTATGCCGTATCACCATCAGGAGAAAGTGCTACATCATAAACAACGCCAGAAACATAAAAAGTCTTAAGCAGTGTACCTGTTATAAAATCGTACAGAAATACTTTAGAATCATATGCGCAAGATATTAGTATATACCTTCTAACGTCAGACATAGAAATTTGATAACCGAACCAATCTCCAGAGTTACCGCCCGTCGAAGGCGGAACGATATGGCGCTGTAGACTAAGGGATTGATCATATATAGAAACAACCCCAGTATTATCCGAAGAACCAGTAACATTACCAAAGGGATCGTAAGTATACCCGCGAGCTCTTGGTGCGGAAACGCCAATATATCCATTTCCATAATCGGAATACTCAGTATCGTATCCGAAATAGGTTGACCTCTGATCGTTGGCTCCGGTGATTGGTACTTCTGGGTCAATAATATCTCGAGCTGAGTAATTAATTCTGGAAGTCCTCTCCCCTCCACCGCCGGAGAGTAGTGCTAGTAGAGCGCTCATTAAAACTCTCCAATTTCAATACCGTAAAATGAATTGCCGTCATAATAAAACATAAACGTCCTAGTGGTTCCTGCAGCTAGTGGTTCTGGGAGATCGCCGTTTTTCCAAGTAATTACCGGAGCCCAACCAATCGTAATTTCAGAATTCTTATCGTTTATAAGGGTCAATAAGAATGGCGTAGTGTCCCCTGGTCTGAGAATCGGAAATGCGTTTAAGGTAAAGGTGGAAGCACCATATTCATACCCGAATGTCAAAACCTCGTGTGAAGCCAGCTCATTGTCAATTGTATGCGAGCTCGAGGGATTGTTAAACCTTGCATAAAGAGCAGTACCCGTCTTATAGACGTTAACGTCTGGAGTTAAATTGAAATTCTGACTTGGGTTATCGAGTAGAATTTCTATTTCGTTAACACCAGCGTTTACAAAATACTTACTATTAATTTTATCTTGGTACTGGGAATACCACCTTATTTCCAAATCCCCAGTAGAAGAACTATATGCAGGGGTCATGAGAGGACCATTCAATTCTATTATCAATTGCTTTCCGTTAGACATAGTACTATTCTGCGAAAGTCTAACCGACAAGTTTCCGCCTGTTTGAGAAATTAACAGTACCTTGTTGTAATCTTCCCGAGTACAATTTTGTAGGGTGATACGAGATACTACAATATCTGTACTTGTACCAGTATAGTATATACTTGATATGGTTTTCTGGTTCTGACTGAACAACCTAGAAGTCATTGTATCTTGCCCGATCGACGCTGGAGTAAACCCATATCCGCCGACTTTATGATATTCGTCTCCAGTTAATACCGTGAACCCGTCAATTTTAATTGCCATCTTCGTCTCCTTTGACTATTAGCATTTATTGTAATCTTATTTATTCTGGCTCTGTTGGCCAATTTACTTCTAACGGAAATCCTTCTTGCTCGGTAATTTCCCGTAGAGCTTGTCTATAATCTTTCCATTCTTGCGGTATTTCTGATCCAGTTTCAACAGACTTAGTTACGATCCAATCAGTTTTAGAAAGAAGTTTGTCTCTTTCCGATCGAACATCTCTAGATTTAACATCTAAAACCCTTTGATCCCTTTCTGCTTTAGTCTGAAGGTCTGTATCTGTTAACAGAGTCATCTTCCTACTTATATAGAATACATTTTCTTCTTCATCATCTTCTTTTACTTTAGAAGAAACAACTTTAAACACTTCTGGGTCAAAATCTTCTTGATCAAATTCTAATCTTTCCTGAACTGGATATAAACCAACATTTGGAAAACCTTCTTCTGGAAGTGTTTTAACTTCTTTATTAAAAACTATAAAAGGGAAATCCTTTCTTAATGAAGGGATATTATAATATAGCTTATCTTTATTTTTACTGTATAACATTATTTAACCTTATATAAATTCTATAGAATTATCGCCTAGACCGCCATATGACCAAGAAGTGACGTTTACTGGACCACTTGATGTGAATATATCGTACTGGCTAACTGACCAATTAGAAGGGTTGTTGTAAAACGGGTCAAACTCCACGATTACGTTAGAACCACTATAGTTACCATTAAGCCTAATGGTAAGTGGTGAGCCTGCAGCTATTACTGCGTCGACGAATGCTTGGTTGTTTGCCTGAGAACCAAAATGCCACGCCATTCCCGTGGCTCCGTTCATGTACGAGTTCTGCCAATAGAACCAGTCGGTCATAGCAGGTCCAGTGTAGCCAGAACTACCGCCACCGCCACCGCCCGAACCGTATGTACCTAGTTGTACATATTCTGGAGACCCTTCCCATGGTCCAATATTGGTTATATCGGAGGAGTAATTTGAAACAGGTATTCTATATACGTAAGGACCGTAAGGGTAATCTATAAATCCAGGACTTCCTGTAAACTGGTATAAATTTCCCGAATTATCATTTAGTACCAAGTCACCAGAACTACTTCCATACTCCGAATCAAAATTATACATGTCAGCAGAATTAACAAACTCTATAAAAATATCATATGTACTTATGCTAAGATAGCTAAGATTATCATACTTTGTACCAAGAGTTCCTCCACCGCCTGTAGTTCCTGCTGGATAATTTGAAGCAACTGCGCCTAATATCATAAATTACTCCTAAACGTCAAATATACCAATCATAGATACAAAGTTATTATCGTAAGATATACCCGCAAGGTTTTGACCCATTGTGAATACGGCATATGCGCCAACTTGGTTAGTTCCAGGGAGTTCAATATTAGTATCTACTGCTGCTGACATAGTCATATAGTTACTCCAGGCAACCGAAGAAACATTTCGAAGGTAGACATAGGAAACTCTTATTTCGTCGGTGCCAAGGTTTACATTATTATCATTATACGAATAGCAATATAAAGTTATAGAACCGCCGTTACCGTCTATCCAGTAAGCATTATAACTAGGATTTAAAGCATACTGAGATCCTGGGTATGACCAAGAACTAGAGCCAGAAGTCCCGTTACTATTACCCATGACTGTAGAATCGCCACCACCACCACCAAACGCCCCATCGGGTACATTTAAAGTAAAATTAGAACTTCCGCTGACCGAAGTGCTTGCGACAAAATTGTTGTTGTAGTTTAAGGTTAATGTTCTAGAAGTAGCCCACCTTGTAGCGGTGGCAGCATTCCCCGTCAAACTCCCAATAAAGGAAGTCGCAGAAACGTTTCCGTCTATCTGTAGCTTATTACCGTCATCGGTATCTTTTCCTACTAGAACGTTGCCTGAAAATTCCGCAAGACGAACTTCACCAGTGTCATCTACTTCTATAGAAGGGATACCAGAGATATCGTTTACTGAAAATATAGTACCTTCTAAACTATCGTTTATAGAAAACAGCTGACCAGCAGAACCACTGAACGATAAAGTCCCGTCATCTAGAACGGTGATTGTAATTGGGTTATTATCACCGCCAGTGAATTCAATTTTAGGATCAGCTGTAGAAGATCCTCTATTTGGCGTTATTAATATATTCTTATCTGAATCTGCCATTTTTATACTCGTATTAGTTATATGTTACTATTTATACCACAGAATTGAAATGCTGGTATTCTGACGCAGTAATTTCTACCATGACGGGTTCCCCATCTGGGGATTTTTCGTTATTATCAATTAGAAAGTAGAAAGTCAACCCCGAAGGGTCTTGTACTATCTCTGTTTCCATGCCGTCCAAAAGTTCAATATGCGTTGTTTGCCCTTCAGCCATTTTATTTTCTTCCTCTTAAAGAATGTGGT